CGGGATTATTTATGAAAATAAATAATGCTCTAGGCCCAGTTAACTGGACATACCCTTGCGGCTCGTAGTGTGTATCTGGAATTCCTTATAAGGGTTCCAGAAGACATACCACCGAGAAGGGCATATGCTAGTATTGAACTATCACCGGTTGGCTTTCTGTAACATCCTCCTCTGTATACCCTTTTATAGGTGGTACAGTAGAGTATGTTATTTTTCCAGAAGGCTCCCTTATAACCTTGAGGACGTGAGTCTGTGTTAATGACTTCGTCTCCGAGGCTATACGGGCCGTAGTAACGCTTGCTAACTGGAATACAGTTAACAACGCGTAACCAAGGACGACTATAAACGTGATTGTAATCATCATAAAAAATATGTTTGAGTACACGCCGGATATAGTTTGATAGTTGTACATAGAAGACCGTTTCATTGCGATCGAACTCCTTGAGGTAAAAAGGTCTAACCTTATATCCCTTAAGAATATCGAAACCGCATGACTCTTTAAAGTCACCTCTAATAAAGGTCTTTTCAGTGTTAACTTTAAGACCGAAGAGAGGGAGATAACGGACCACATCACATGCGATGCCTTTGACGACGATCATATCGTCGCCATATACAAAAATTGGAGTACGTTTATGTGTCTCTATAGAAATAGCCTGACCAAGAGCATAAAAGACTAATGTCTCTAGCTCAAAGGTAAAACCATTTCCCTGAGTCATAAACTTCTCTAATTGATGTTCTCTTCCGTTAATAATGGTACGTTTAGAACGTATATTATCAAGGATAGAGAACCAATCGGGATCGAGGAGTTCTTTAATAAGAGCCCTAGATATACGATCGGAGGCATCAGATTGATCTATAGTTGCCCAGGCATCTGAGAAGTATTGCAGAACTGCAATATGATCAGATTGGCCTGTTTCAATATAGATATTCTCACGCTTAAGTCTGTCCTTTATATAGAGACCGAAAGATCTCTGTAAAAGCATGTTCCCAAGCGGTTCTTTACATATTGTACGTACCTTTCTAAAATCTTTTGGGACAGTCGAGAATTTATTTCCTCGAACAATCTTAAATTTTTTATCCTGGTAAGCACGAAAAAGTAAAGGATGAGATCCCAGATACTTTAATAAGTATGGGAGAGCATGTGCTGTCACATCTAGAAAGCCGCTGATCTTATCCGATAAAGTCGAAAGATCCGCAGTGCGCGAAAAAGTTGCACCGGAAGTATATGACACTTTCAAGTCATCTAGTTCAGGTACGGGGCCTAATATTCTGCGGATTATCCGACTAGCTGTATATAATATACCTCTAGCCTCAAAGGAGAAACCTCCTCTGTTCAGAATAGTAAGCTCGTCTTCCAGTTCATGGAAGTTTGCAACAGCCTTCGCGTCTAAATCTTCAATTTTCTCAAGATACGTAGATTTTTTAAATAAAGCTACAGCTTGAGAGTCAAGAAGATACCTGGAATGTGAAAACATACATGGGTCCTCTAAGAGCTCTTTATGGACATCTTTGAATTTAAGATATCTATAAGATATAGCTAGAGCAAGCGCCCTAGGTGTATCAATAAGCTCTAAAAGGTCGAGTATTGCAGCAGATAATGTCTGCTGCTGGCGTACATAAGTGTTCCGCACGATAGATTCCTCAAGTGAAGGATTAGATAGCTGGTGAAGCCGTAAGGATCATACTCTTGATCAAGGTACTAGCCATAAGATTGGCTAAATAAGCTTGAGCATTGGAGATATCTCCGTTTGGCGCAACATCAGCAATTGTCATCTCAACACTTGTTGGAATACTACCGTATTGGACACCTAGTGCATCAAATAAAGGAATTGTGATATTAAATCGCAATTTTGAAGCTTTATTCGGTGTACGTCGAACAGTGGATGTTAATGAAGTCCACTTGTTTCGTGTATCGCCAGTTTTCGCATACCAGACTGCTGGATCAGATCCACTTTGAGGCTGATAAGCCACAAAGGTAACATCAGCTGGTGTAGCAGCACCGTTTTTAACGGTGATGTCGGCAATTTGTGTCATAACGTTAATCCTTCCGTAACGCACGGATAAGTGCTAGTGCATTAAGTGCATGAGCAGTTGAAAGTGGGTTTTTTGGTAGAGGCTTCATAGCTAGGTTAAACTGAGTGGAACGAATAATAGTTTTGATAGTTTTGGTTCGACCAAAGCCCTCAGTCCTATTAATGTTCTCACAGTAAAGCCTCTCTGAGTAAGAGAGGCATTTATCTTTAACGGTAAAACCGCTAAAGGCAGTTAAGCTTTGTAAGTATGAAGAGATTGGTATGAACCAATCAACGACGAAAGAGAATGGAACTACTTCCCATGCAACAGATGCAGGATTAGTAAGACCAAGCTTTTCGGCACTCGCCACAAGTGGTGAGTTCATCATAGCAAGGAACGAACATCCAGATCGGAGAGACCCTTCAGTACGCATAGCCCCGCTATCCTCGGAAAACTTCCGTGTTACTTTCTCAGAGATGTATATCTCAGGGTTCGGGGGGAACTCCTTATCACAGATCTCGAAAAGAGACCCGAGAAAAGGACCCCATCCGTAAGCCCATTCAAGATGTAACTCGGCAGCATTACGACCTTTTGCTTTCTTATTAGTCATAAGACTAATAGCGCGCTTAAGATTTCCTTTACGGACATTCCTAAGTACATTGAAAGCTTGCATTGACCTCTTACCTATCATATTGATAGTTGATTGGCGCTCTGCAAAATCAGCCGCAAGCTGCTGCTTACCGTCCATGAATTTGGCAATAGCTTTGTTCATGGCAGTCTGCTGCAGCAAAGTCCTCTCCCAACTGGACGGGAGCAGATATTGATCTGCTGTGGTCGAGATGCTACGTAGATACCCATTACTATCATAGATATGGGAATACGTAATAAACTCGAACGTCCTGGCACGGGTTAAATTATGTTGAATCACCCGCTCAGGCCAGCCAGTTGTAGTCTCCGATGGAAAACTATCCTTAAGGATAGTCCTCGGACCTTCGAGATAACGGTTCCAGTACACGGACCATACTCTGTAAAGAGTTGTTTCGTTAAAGTACTTCCGTTCTTTCATAGGGTACACCTTGCGGTGTACGACAAACCTTTATCAAGGTTATCACCGCGATAAAGTTGAAAGGAATGGAGATAATATAAACCTTCATTAAGG